GTCTGCTTATCCGCGCGTCTTCGAGAAGAAGATCAAGCTTGCTTATGCTGATGACTACGAACGCATGAACTTCATGAACGTGCGGTGGACGGATGAGAATGATGTCGAGCATCGTGTTGGTGACCTCTACGCTCACAATCAGGTGTTGATGGACTTGACAGCACAACCTGATGACATCAAGTTACGCCTCTACGAAGCGGTTGACAAGCAGTCGCATCCTGACTCGCTTGCTACCTACTCGCACTTTCACTTCTTGCGGTTCTTAGGCAAGTTCAAGCTTGTAAGGGTCGCTGAAGAGGCTAACAAGTTCATCGACCTGTTCATGAACAATCAGCTCTACCTAAAGGGTGAGAAGCCGAAGAACAAGGTGCTGCTTGAAGCCCCTCCTCGGCAAGATGACTCGAACAGCCTGCTTGAGTTTTGATCAAAAGGTTTTATTTACCGATAGCCTGTGTTAAAATCAAACTCTCCGTGCCTCGCTAAATAGAGACTGTAAATAATCTCGAGTTTAGCTCGATCACCATATCACACGGAGTTTTTCATGGCAACAGACAAGGCAGTGGCAGCAAAGCCGGCAGTAAATCCTCTCGCAAACGCAGGCGGCATCGTTAAGCACCCAACATCGATGCAGCACGTGTTCTACATTGACATCAACGACAATGGGCAGTTCAAGGAAGTTGCAGTTGTAAAGGAGTGGCCGAACGGTTCATTGTCATACATCGACATCAGCCTGATTGACCAAGTTGACCGCGGTCGCCTCAAGAAGGTGCTTACCGGCGGTCACTCGGACAAGTACCCGCTGTGGGAGCTCTTAAGCCAAGAGCGCCTGTCAAATGGTAAGAATGGCCTTGATTACTTTCACCAGATGGTTCGGACCAAGAAGGCTCCTGGCCACGTTGACAATTTGATGACAGGTGGCGGCTCGCTGTTTGACCCAAGCGTCCGCAGCGAGACTTCAACTGTGATCGGTTCCGCATTTACAGATACCTCATCAGGCGCTATTGACTCGTCCGGCGGTCTGTAAGTAGAAAGCGCGTTAGGCGCTTTGCTTCAGGCTTTTTTTAACATCAACGGTCTCTTCACGAGACCGTTGTAGTCTACTAAGGAAATTTTACAAATGACCAAGCTCTTATGCATCTTTGCTTTCTTATTTTCTCTCTCAGCTCACGCTGAAGACTCATGCTTGAGCAGCAAGCAACAAAGCCTGATCGACTATGCGTATCAGGTAGCCGAAGAGGATGGCCATAAGCAACCAAAATACCTCGTAGGCGTTATCAGGGTGGAGAGTCGTGCAGGCGAGGGAGACAAGTTCCGCATTGTAAAGCAAGGGGTAGGAAAAGCCATGAGCGTCTTCTACGGCGTTGCGCAGCTTTCAATCGGAGCCGCAAAGACGGCAATGCAGCGGTTTCCAGACCTCTGGAACGATTTCAATACTCAGACAGATGATGAACTAAAGGCCCGCTTGATTTTAGATGACTGGTTCAACATCCGTGTTGCAAGCAAGTACTTGCTGCTGATGGGCGTCAACAAGAACCCTGACGCTGGCATTGCCGCTTACAATGTAGGCCTAGGCGGCGTGAAGCTGATCAACCCATCGCTTCATGAATACACTCTAAAGGTTAAGCGAGCCGCTTCAAAACGACCTAAGTGTGATGCATAGAGTAAACTCACTTATTACGGCCTGCGGCTCTCTTCTTTTCAGATGGCGAAGTGTTTAGTCCGCACGATAAACTTTAGATGCAGCATAATTTGTTTACAATAAACTCGTGTCAGTTGAGAATTTAATTCGTCAGTATTGTTCATTGGGTCACAAAAACTCTAATGGATGGCATGGTATAAAATGCGCCATGTGCAATGACTATAAAGTCAGAGGTGCGTTCTTATTTGATAACGAGAGTATTTTTTACAACTGTTTTAATTGCGGATTTACATCTGGCTTCGACCCAAGTCAGTATAAGACCCCTTCTAAGAAGTTTAGGGAGCTGTTGCTAGCGTTTGGTGTTCCCGAAGAGGAGATCTCAAAAGCCGTCGGCAAAACGTTTATTGAGCATCAAGGGTCAGTCCCCAGCGACAAGCCAAAGACAGTAACCTGGGCCCCTCCTAAGAGCATCGAACTGCCTGACAAGCTTCACCACATTCTTGACGACACGTCACCATGGTGCTCGATAGCTCGAGACTATGTCAAGGATCGTGGTTTAGACCCTGCTTGCTACCCGTTCATGGTAAGCGAAGCGCCTAAGTTGCTTGGCCGTCTCATCATCCCATACTTCCACCGTGATCGGCTAACCTATTATCAGGGACGGTCGTTGGATGATGTTACTATTCAACCACGATATGCTAATCCTGTTGTCGAGAAGGAACGGCTTATCTTTAACTACGATGAGCTGCTTGACGGGCAAGGTCCGTTATATGTCACCGAAGGCGCATTTGACGCCTTAAGCATCGGGCCAGCATGCGCGCTGTCCGATAGCAACCTAGGTGACTGGAAGCTTGCAGAGCTTCGTAAAGCAGCGGCACGCGGCCGAAGAATCATCTTTGTGATTGACAAGAACAGCAATGGCTTTAACTTAGGTCTTGCTGCTCTTAAAGAAGGTTGGTTCGTTACCGTGATGCCGGATGGCATTGATGACGCTAACAGCTGTCATAAGAAGTTCGGTCACCTTTGGCTGCTAAATCACCTAGCAACCACACACGTGACCGGCGTCGCAGGAGAGGTGCTGCTTCGAATGAAATGTGACCGCACAACACAACACAGAAAGCATCGCGCATGAGCGTTGAAAAAGAAAGACTGCTCCTCAGCTACCTGGTTAATGACCCGGACCTCTTTAGCAAGGTCCACCCTATAGTCCATGCAAAATACTTTGACCCTTCGCTGAAGAGCGTGGTCAACTTCATCAAAGAGTACTTTGACAAGTATAAAGGCTTACCATCACAAGCACAGCTTTATGCTGAGCACAGCCTTACTCTACCTGAGGTGCAAGGCACATCAAGCGAAGCAAGGTATGCAGAGTCTGAAATTGAGACATTCTGCCGTGACAAGGCTATCGAGCACGCAATCTATGCGTCAGTCGACTTGCTAAAAGAGCAAAAGCTAGGCGAGATTGAACGGCTGATCCGTGAAGCTATCACGATCAGCCTGCAACGTAACCTTGGCACTGATTTCTTCGCTGACCCTGAGCTGTGTCTCAGGATGCTAGCAGATCAGTCAGCCCTCGTCCCAACTAAGATGAAGGAGCTTGACAAGGCTCTCGACGGTGGTTTGCCTCGCAAGGGTATGATCATCTTCGCAGCACCATCGGGTGTGGGTAAATCGCTGACGATGTCAAATGTCGCTCGCAATCTCTCGCTACAGGGCTTACACGGCGTCTATTTTACGCTCGAGCTCTCCGAAGAGATGGTGCTGAAGCGTTTCGCTTCAATGTATACGGGCATAGGACAGACAGCCGTCCTCACCGATATTACAAAGACCGCGATTCAGATTCAAAGAGCAGGCGAAGAAGCTGGCAGCTTGCTGATTAAGCGTTTGCCCGAGTCATCTACAAACGCTAATCACCTACGGGCCTATCTAAAAGAGTACGAGCTCGTAAATGAGCGAATGCCCGATTATGTTGTGGTCGATTATCTCGATTTAATGGCCTCAAACAACAGCGGCATCTCAGTCGAGAATCAATTTATCAAGGACAAGTACGTGGCTGAAGAGCTCAGGTCTATTGCAAATGACCTAAACCTCATCATGATTACAGCGTCCCAGCTAAATCGAGGCGCGCAAGCAATTGAGTCGCTAGATGACCTCAACCAAGGTCACGTGGCGGGCGGCATCTCGAAGATCAACACGACTGACAACTTTGTAGCAATCCTTCAAACACCACAGATGAAAGCTCGGAATGAGATGGTCTTCAAGATGCTGAAGACCCGGTCATCCGCTGGGGTGGGCAAGTACTTCATCATGAAGTTTAACCCGATCTCGCTTCGTCTCATGAACCTTGAAGGGGATGATGAACCGCCTGACCTTGCTAGCAGCATCGGACGATTCAAACGCCCGAACAATGACTCATCCACATCACCGAAAGGCGAACCGCCTCCGTGGAATGACGGCCCACCCATTAAGCGAGGTTTCGGCAATTTAGGCGACATCGATGACCTCTTTAAGACCTAAGAAGCCGCTTTCAATCGGCTATACATATCTAACCCATCACTATACGGAGAGCCACCATGGCCAAGTTTGAAGAAGTAACCACGTTCAACCTCGACAACAAGACATACGCTGTTGCGAACCTGTCAACCGAAGCAAAAGACCTGCTTCGTGTTTACCTTGAAACAGAAGAGGATGTGACAAAGTTCAAGATTGCGCTTGTCAAGAGCCAGCATGCGCTTTCAAGCATGGGCAACATGTTCCGTGACATGATCAAGGATGTGGAGTCGCTGCCGCTCGAAGAGATTCAAAAGCGTCAAGCCGCTGAAGTTCTCGCGGCGGCTCGCATGGCTGAAGAACCGGCCAATGATCCCGAACCTGCACTGAAGAAGAAGCCGGCTCCTCGTCGTAAGTAATGTGACAGGCAAGGCTGCCAGCCGATAAATAGCTAACAGCCTGCCCATGAAACATACATTTAAGCACTTCGTTACTGCAGCCAAAATCCTCCTCAAAGAGGACGCCTACGGGATTCCGCATCTCGAGGACCTGCCTATTGAAACAGCGATTCGGATGCTCAAGGAGCTTCCGAAGCTTCGCTGTGTCCAAAAGCTCGACGGCGCCAACTTGGTCGCCGGCGTTGACGTTGAAGGTCGCCCTTACACCTCGAGAGAGCAAAAGGGCGGCGACCGCTTCTACGAGCTGTCTGACTTCCCAAAGCGTGCGGCATATGACGGCTTCAAGACCGCCCACGCTGCGCTGATGGAGGCAAAAGACACGTTCTGTAAGGTCATGAAAGCTGGCACTGCAATTAGCTGCGAGGTCATTTACGGTGACCAGCCTAACACGGTCATCTACGGTAAGGGCAACATGTCTTACTTGGCTTTCCTCGAGCCGGTACCAGGCGATGACCCAACCAAGAAGCTTGACTATGGCCTTGCAAAGCTGTTGGTTGATGCTCTAAAGGGTCAAATCGTCAACACGAACATCGAAGCCACGGACACAACCGACGGCGTGACCATGATCAAAACGCCTAGGCCTATGCGTTGGGGCTTTACACGTTCAGACGTGGTTGACCCCGAAGACATCGCAAAGGTTAAGTATCAGGACATCCTTGAGAAGCTTGAGAAGTTCCTAGAGCAGCCATCAAGCGGCGCCGAAGACTTGGGCACTGAGATGACCAACTATGAGGTCATCAAGGACAAAGGCCAGAAGCTTGCTGAAGTTCGAAAGGCCTTGAATGAACAGATCCGTGACGAGTACCTCAAGCCCATCAAGGATAAGTTCTTAGCGATGGTGCGTAAGCTCAAGCCTTCGCTTCGAAGCAACAAGTCAGATGACTCTGGCTTCATGGGCATTGAAGGCATCATCTTCACAGATAAGAGCACAGCCGAACGCTTTAAGGTGGTTGATCGTGATGACTTCACGGCTGTCAATAAGTTCTTCTACCAGACCCGCAATCGAGTTGTAGGTCGAATCGCCACGACAAGCGAAGAGCTCTCCCTCGAGTCACGCGGCGGTATTGTCGGCGAGGCAAAGGTGCGTTGCCTGAGAATGTTCAGCATTCCTGACATCGAGCTGCCGGGTCAAGCTAAGCGCGCTCTCGAACCTTTCAAGGGTGACACGCGCGAAGAGACGCTTAAGAACTTGAAGGAGACTGTCAAGTCTCTTAACTTCCAAGCTATCAAGCGAAAGATCTGCGCAATCCAAACGCATTGCATGTCTGAGCTCGAAGATGAGCTTGACGAGTTCAAGTCAACGTGCGATACGTTAGAGCTTGACTTACCTAGCGGTAGGTCTGTAAAGTACACGCCTGAGATCAAGCGTCGGACGCTTATGACCTTCGCAGAGGCATTCAAAGGTGTCAATGAGACGTTGAAAGCCGTAAGGAATGCGGGATCATTCGGCGACCTCTTAGAGTTCTTCTTAAAGGATGCATTGAATGCGTTACATCCTAAGAATCCCGAAAAGGTGATCGCGCCTGAAGCGCCTGAGCCTAAGACTGAAGAGCCAAAAAATGAGGACGGTGACGATGAAGCTGCTCTTTGAGATTGCGCTTGCACAGCGTCTCAAGGGCGTTGACTCGACGCAGGTTAAGGATGCGTTCTTCGCAAACTACCTAGCCGCGCTGTTGATGGTCCGCTTGCACGACTTAAAAGGGTTGCAGCTCATTCGCGACCCTAGCCATAGCAAGCTGACAAAGTTCGAAGACAACATGAGCGACCTCAACTTTTGGGGGCGTGCGCTGTTCTACCCAAATGACCCATTGGTTAAACGCTCGCTTGCATTTGGGCACGCAGACGTGCTTGAAAAGGAAGCTGGTCGAATCCTGCAATCACGTGTGCAGAAGATTATGCAGGTACCGTTAACGGATCCGAAGCATGTGAACTGGGGTGAAACTGTTGCAACGCTTATCATCCTGCAACATAGGTTTGAGCTGAAAAGTACATACTTTGGTAAGATAGCTGTAGCGATTCAAAAGTGGGACACGTTAGCCGATTCAGCCAAGCGTAAAGCTGTAGGCGACTCGTTCATGTACCTGACACAAGCTGACCCACGGTCAAACCTCCTGTCGCACATGCGCGAGCTCTCTGGCATGACCATGCTTAATGACATAAAGGCACTAGCAATGAAGGTAATCTCATTTAGGCGGCTCGGTGAGTGCCGAATCACGCTGAGCGAGGATGGTGAGGTAGTAAGCACGTCAGGCTTTGGCACGTCAGCGATGCCAATCTTCGGTGGCGGTGCCAACAACATCATCAAGCCTGCAACAGATACAGCCTCGCAAAATACAGCACAGATGTACGGCTATCAAAATAAGTCAAAGCATCAGGTTAAGGGTGCAAATGCTGAGAATTCAGACGCTAAGCTAAAGCTGATTAAGAAGCGCGTGCGTAAGTTCAAGGCTATTAGGTTCAAAGCGCCTGAAGGCTTTAAGACACGGAGAAATAATGATGAGTAACATACAACAACTGCTAAGCGAATTCGGCTTCTTAGCCGAAGCGTCTGAAACCCGTGACTTAGAAAAGTCAGTCAAGGACCAGATCAACCGTTCTATTACTAAGGATGAGGTTGACACAGTCGCCTTTGGCCTTGAAACAGATGATGGCAAGATCGTGAAGGTCTATGTCAACGCCGAGAATGCCGAGAAGTTTGAGCAAGAGATGGCTGAGATGCTCGGTGAGGTCGATGACATCGAAGAGGCTCTGAACCAAATCTCAAAGGACATCGAAATCGTTGACGTTGAGTGGCCAGAGGATGACGAAGATGATGACGCTGAAGATGATGACGATGAGGCCGATGACGCTGAAGCGGAGGATGACGGCAGCGAGGTCATGAACTCGAAGGTGTACTCGAAGAAGAACCTCGAGAAGGAGCAAACGTCTGAAATGATGTCCTACGGTGACGAGCTAACACAAAGCCTGCTCGAGCATAACCAAAACAGCATCGCCAATCAGCTCTCTACAGTTAACCAACACTTAATCTACCAAGCTATCATGCACCTCGGCGTGCCTGAGCTTGCTCTTGATAAGAGCCCGTATCGCAGCGCTATTCTACGCGGCATTAAGGATACGGCTCTCGAGCTTGCGCACACGCCGTCAATGCGCAACACGCTGAAGATCTTCATTAAGCAGCAAGCCATGGATGATACAAAGGCGCCTGATGACGAGAAGCACCGCGGTGACGCGGCTAAGCATCATCACGGTGATGAAACACGCAAGGGTATGCAGGCTGCAAGCGTGGTTGTTGACGAACCAAAGGTTGATGAGCCTAAGAAAGTTAAGCACGAGAAGCCGCCTGAGACAGTTAAGCATACGCCAAAGCCGATCATGCATAAGAAGGTCAAGGAGGCTATCGAGCCGATCAAGCCTGTAGATAGCAGCAAGCCTACAGCAGCAGATGAGAAGCAAGCTACAGGCAGCGTTGCTGAATTTTGGGCGGCCATTGACACGGTGCTCAACATTCTAGATGCATCTCCTGAGAAGGAGCTTGTTCAACAGATCACAGGCAACCAACAGTACAAGTCAATGGTTGCCCGCTCGCACACGTCAATTGCAGGTAAGCTGACAGCAGGCATTCGTGCAAAGCTTAAGAACCTCGCCAATGTGATGGCAGTAAAGGGCACGACCGCGGTAGCTGAGCAGTTCACTTATATTGACGCTGAAGCTCTGCTAAAAGCCATGTTCAAGCTCGCCGACAAGTCTGATCAGCTCGCAAGCCGCATCACGTCATCGCAGATGTTTAAACGTTTGATGCTAGCAGGGCGCGCAGCGCTGCCGAGCCTCGACTCATCCGTAAAACGTGCGTTGCAAGGTTTGATGACTGAAATTGAGAAGGTTAGCTTAGCCGAAGCAGCCGATCCTGAAGCTGAACCGGCACCTGAGCCAAAGTCAAGCGCTGTAAAACCCGAAGATCAAGCTGCTGAGAAGGATAAGCCCTCAACGCCGCCTCCTGAAGCGCCAACGCCTGCAGAGGATGCCACAGATAGCGGCGTCTCATTCAAAGCTGAAGGTGACTCGCTAACGGTGAACTACCAAGGCGGCTCGTTTTCGTTGTCGGGTGAGAGCCTCGAGCGTGCGATGAAGGCGCTTACTAACAAACAGACTCTGTCGGTTCAGCTTGACGGCGGAAAGTTTGCGACGTTCTCGCCACGTGGTAGCTCCGGCGTGATCAAGCTGATGGGCACCGAGACAAAAATTCCATTAGCACCGCCAGACATCTCCGCATTCTTGGATGCAGGTGGTCAGGCTGTTGAAGGCGAGCAGGCTGAGAACAAGGAAGCTGCAAAAGCCGATGACGGCACTAAAGCCAAAGATGAAGCTTGACCTCGCCAGGTTTGACTATAAGGACTACTCGACCGAGCAAGTGATCGGTCGTAGATTCTACGACCTGAAAGAGATCGGGCTCTTCCCGTCAATTACAACGGTGCTCGGGCACACCCCTACTGAAGAGACGAAGAACTGGCTGGGCGCTTGGAAGGCACGTGTCGGCGAATCAGAAGCCGCTAGGAAGTCGAAGTTGGCAACGGATAGGGGTACCAACGTTCACACCATGCTTGAGCGCTTTGTACGAGGCGAGGATGTCCGTAAGGATGAATTTCCTGACGAGCACGTGCGTGTATTCAACAGCATGAAGCTTGAGCTAACCAAAGTCAACACTGTAGTCGGGCAAGAGATGGTGCTGTATTCAGAATCGCTCAAGGTTGCAGGTCGGTGCGACATGGTAGCCGAGCACCAAGATGAGCTCGCTATCATTGACTACAAGACCTCGACTCGCATGAAGGACAAGAGCGACATTGGCGACTACTGGCTGCAGACCGCAGCATACCTATTATGCCATAATGAGATGTTTGGTACAAACATCACAAAAATGGTAATTATGATGGGTGTTGAAAATAAATTGCCATTGGTTTTTAAACGCAGAATTTCTGAAGAATTAGTTACAGAACTAATTAAACGCATTGATTTATTTTATCAACAATTTGAATCAGAACTCAAAATTCTATAATTTTTCCAAGTTTTGGCTTGATGATGTCGCTCTCCTCTATAGAATCTTCTAGACAAGCATCATTAAATAACATCTGAGGTACCTCTACATGACAACTGACATTGAAAAGCTTAAAGAGAGCATGCATGCTCTGGTGACACCTGAGTTTACCGGCACCCATGAAGAGATGATTTCAGCTGTCGGGTACTGGGTCTCGATGATCTCGCAGCTGCGCTCGCTCTTCACGATAATTAGCAGCTTCGACAATCGTGCTGCTATCATCAACCAGCTAGAGAAAGAGATCGCCATCATGAAGGCTGAGCTCGATAACCTCTCAGCTAAGGTCAACACCGACGGCAATGGCCTACCTTCAATGGGGCAGCCTGCACCGATCAACGCACCTGCCATCGAAATTGAGCCAGGTCAACCTACAGCGCCGACAGGGATTGCGCTTGCTGTTCAACAGGAAGCACAAATGCAACGCATGCGTGCTAATGCAGGCGTGCAAAGCAACATCAAAGTGCACCCGCTTTCGAGAATCGGCTAAGTCATGAAGCTGCTCGAGCTCTCAAACAATACCGCTAAGATCTCGTCAAAGGTCGCTGAAGACGAGCTTCTAAAGCTGCTAAAGCACGAGGCTCGCAACTCATATGACGCTATCAGGCGGCAGCCGATCTTCACTAAAGTTGACACGAAAGAACCTTACTTCGTAGTTGACCCGGCTAAAGCAGGTAGAACCTCTAAGTTCCTTATCGACAGCCTTGTCACGATGCTGCCGTCGTGGCGCGGTTGGACAAGCCGTCTTGAGTCGGTGCGCGGTTGGACGAGCAGAGAGACCGCTGAGAGCCGCGGGGGCGGAAAGCTTTGCGTGCTGATTCCGTTTGACAAGGCTCGAGTGCATTCAGCAGCGGCGACCAGCTTCTACCGTAGCTTCAAGCGCGCCCAGACTAAGTTTGAGATCAAGAAGGTTGACAATGACGCTCTCAATGATTGGCTTGAGAGCTTGCATAAGATCACAAAGTTTGTAGATGACAAGCTTCCTGCTTTTGTCGAGCCTACAACAGCAGCGCAGTTCATGAAGGAGGTCGAACGTCTCGAAAGCCTGCGTGAGTCGGTTGTAAAGATGCTGAACGATGACTTGCAAGCTGATCGGCTTGACCTGCGGCGCGCTAAGGATGCTTTTAAGGACAAGCTGCCGTTGATGCTTGACCGTGCGTTTGACCCTGATGACAATGGGTTCCACACCCACACCTCGTTGTACAACCTGCCTAGCGACCGCGAAGTTTGGACAAGCGCAAAGTGCATCGTGATTACGGTCGAAGAGTATGAGGCAATGCACGGACGTGGAGCGCTCAAGTGAAGCTAATGAACAAGTACTTCTGCGGCGAGCCGGTCAGCAAAGCGCTCATCGAAGCAGGCTTTGACGAGGAGGCTGAATTTTGAAACTCTTGACTCAACTGCTCGAGGCGCTAAACAAGCATGCTATCTTAGAATTTCAAAGCCTGCTACTTGATAATGAGCTTATTCATCATCTAGATGTAAGGATTGAGTACCATGTTAATGATCGAGGCGCTCAAGATGAAAGCGAAGTTATCTTTCATGTTGATCATTTAGCGCCGGGTGAGTTCATTGACTGTCAGCTATTCTACTCAGAGAAAAAAGGTTTTGGCTACCTTTATGAAAATGGTAATGTATTACGATTTGGGCAGGATGCACAACACGCCATTTCACAATGCATGCCCTGGTTAATCGGGAAGAAGTTAAGTGATGAGCTTGAAGAGCTTCCTAATGTTGCCTATGTCTGCATCAACGCTGACATTGATAACTCCTTAGAACTTCAGGTTTTACCTAAAGGGCATGGACCCGATGACGCTTCTATTTTACATCAGTTAGCGTTCGAGTGGGATACTTCTAAGCAAGCATTTGTGCTTATTAAAGTAGGTGACTTACAAACATGGGAGTTTTCAGATCATGACCCAGACTTGAACAGGGTGTTTAAGTCTGTTGACGCCGTTGTTGACTTTGTCTCGAAACGGCTTGATGAATCTGCTAAATAAGCCATTACTAAGGTGAAGTAAGTTTTTCAAAGCCGACTATCATCCACCCAGTTGAATAGCCTGTATCAACGGGTTGCTTTGTGATCATCGTTTCCCGAAGCTTTGATAGCCCAAGCTTGTTAGCTTGGCAAAACTCCTTAAGTCGAAGCGTTTTGATGAATGTACCATCAGGTTTGAGTAAATGCCATTCTTTTAGTGGCATTACTTGAGCATCTCGTTTTTGCTTAATCTTAGCTTTCGTTTCAGCCGATCGTTTCCTCCCAGTATGCGTCGCAATAGTACGTGCACTATGTTCTGGACCGAATTTACGGCCTGTATTGATTATTGACATTTTAGCTTTCCATTCGGCAGTATGAGGTTTACGAGGCAATGCTTTCATACGATCTGATACTTGTTGAGCATATGCCGCTCGTAAAAGTTCGTATGATCGCGAAGAGATATAGTTAATCGTTTTATTACGGCTCCACTTAATCATATTGTGGGCTGCTGTAACCATCTTAGCTTTAGCAGCGCCCTCGAGCATTTTGATAAGCAGACGGTGACAGATAAAATGCTCACGTGCGGTTAGCTTGACAAGATTTGTTTTGTCATTTGTGCCGCCAAGTGATTGTGGTAAGATATGATGCCTCTCGAAATAACCTTCTGGAGGATTGTCTTTTCGCTTAGCAATCAAAGCCGAGTAACACTTCGAATACTTGTTGTCAAGGTAAATAATCATGAGGTATTTATTATGCGAATCGTCGTGTTGACATCCGAGCCTAAGAACTTCGTACCCGTTGAGCTAAAGAAAGAGGCTGAAGCCCTCTCGCATGAATGCGAGATCGTTGACATCACCAAGACCTTCATCATCGAAGCAACCGGCGAGTCAAAGGTCATGCACATGACAGGCGAAGCAACAAAGGCTGTCGAGCTCAAGCCGCCTTTCGCTTGCATTCCTAGACTGAATGAGCACCACCTGCTCTACAAGCTTAACGTGCTTGAACGTCTCTGCCATGACGGCGCTTACATGCTCAACTCGCCTGCTTCGATGGAGCTGTGCAATGATAAGCTCGGCTCGCAAGTCAAGCTCAACAGCGCTGGCGTACTGACACCCTGGTCATGCGTTGTCGGCTCGCCTAACATGCTCGACATGACGCTCAAGCAGGCTGAAGAGGACGGACAGCTCAAGTTCCCGATGATCATCAAGACGCTGCGCGGCACGCATGGCATCGGCGTGATGAAGGTTGATTCGAAGTCATCACTGGTCTCAGTCGCTCAAGCATTCCTGGCAACCAGCGGTTCAGAGGTCATGCTGCAAGAGTTCATCGAGCACAAAGAATCTCTGCGCATCATCATGATTGGTGATGAGTTGCTTGCCGCTAACCGTCGTGGGCAGCCAAAAGAGAAGGACGAGTTTCGGACTAATGCCCACTTGGGGTCTGAGACCGAGAAGTACCAACCTACTGAAGAGGAGTTAGCGCTCGCTCGTAAGATTGTTGAGCTGTTCGGCTGCAACTTCTGCGCCATTGACTACATCCAGCACGACGGTAAGCTGCTAGTGCTCGAGGTTAACGGCTCGCCTGGCCTTGAGAACATTCAGGAAAATTGGAAGGGTGAGAAGAACCTGCCGCAAGAGGTGATCAAGGGATTGCTGAAGCTTGCAGACCCGCACGGCGCAGCAACGCCGATTATCGCACCTAGTGAACCGATTGTCGCAAATAATGAAACACAGCCAGCTGAAGTAACCGCTGCGCCCGATGACATCGTCGGAAGTCAAGATGTGCCGCATGCAGAGCAAGAGCCTGTTACAGTTGACAGCATAGCAAACTCTCAGCCAATGGGCGACGTTGAGACTATCTCGATTATACGACTCGCAGATGACGGTTTAACAGCACGCGTTGATACCGGCGCAGCCTTCTGCTCGCTGCACGCTGAGTCGGTCTCTGAAGACAATGGCTGGGTCAAGTTCAAGCGTAATGGCGTGACCTACAAGGTACCCATTGACAGGCATGTCAAGATCAGAAACTCGCATGGCTTGTCACGTCGTCCTGTTGTCAAGCTTGATATCATCGTGCGCGGCGCACGTTTCAACCAAGTAGAGTTTACCGTCACGTCTCGGGCGGAGCTCAAGTACGACGCGCTGATCGGTCGAAACCTCCTGAAGATCGCTGGCATCCCTGTGCTTGTACCGCAGGATGAAACAGTTCGAGCCGCTGACTTACCGCCTTCTGAGATTGAGGTAGAGGAAGAATGAAAATCAGTAACCTGCTCGAAGCTACTAAGCCTGAAAAGTCTAAAAACCTAAAGCAAAAGGCTTTAGAGTTTCAGCAGCTTATCTTAGACAATAACTTAATTCATGATCTAGACGCAGAGATTGAAGTAGTCAATAACAACATATACGTGCATGTTACTCATCACGAGTGGACTGACTTAAAGTTTAAGATTGATGAGATCATTCAAGCATGTAATATTTGCGATGACCTTAACTATAAGAAGTCTGTTAGTGATATTAACATAGGTAATTCACCTATAGACGCACTTGAAGACGCAATGAACTATATCATTTGTGAAAAGGCAGGGAACAAGTGCACGCTCGACAATGATCGCGTTAGGTACTTTGTTGCACGTTCATCAGATAACAGCAATTCGGTTGCTATTAAAATTAAGTTTAAGCCCGATCCTAATCATGATCAACCATCAGCAATATCTGATGAGATGATTTTTGAGTGGGACGTTGCATCACAATGCTTCACGCTAAAAGATGATGATGATACTTACGGCCAACGCATGGACTTTGACACAATTAAAAGCATGTCGAATTTTATCTCTGAGTAACATTCGTAAATAACACTATATGACATACAAAACCCCGTTTTTAGTCTATCAGCATTTTCTCACACCCGAAGAATGCTCGAAGATAGCAGGCAATACTAGAGTTGAACCTGATCATGACCTCGAAGGCATTCCACAGCCAATGTATCGAGCTCACAGCGATTCAGAGGACCTAATCTTTGAGAAGTTTAAACTGCTTATTCCTCACCTTGAGGAGCATTATGGCCTCTCATATAAAGCTACTGAAACGATTCAGTTCCAACAGTACCCAGTTAGTGGTAGCAAGCTAGCAGAAGCGCCTCACTGCGACAATGCAGCATACAAGCGTAAGAAGTGGGTTCGAGTTGCGGCACGTGACCTCTCATGCGTGCTCTGGCTAAAGGATTATCAAGATCAACCGCCGTTTGACCTCAAGAAGCATGTCTACGGTGGAAAGCTAGAGTTCCCCGTCTATAACTTTAGCTTCCAGCCTCAAGCAGGTACCCTCGTAGTTTTCCCATCGTGTGAGCGCTTTATCCAAGCGACCACATCGATCCTCGTTGGCGAGCTTCAGCTCGCCAAGTTCTACGTCCACTCAAAGGACGTGTGGCTCTATAACCCGGCTGACTTCCCAGGCGATTTTCGTACGTGGTTCAGCGATGTAGTATAGCCTAAGTAGTTTTCGTTTAAAACAATCATTTTGATAAAAACTGGAAAATGCTTTTTCATCCACGTTTTGTAGCAATGTGTGATTCTGCTCTACCAGGTTATCCGACGTCAACATAGAACACGTGATTATCTCTTGGATCTTGTAAAGGGTTATTATGTTAGTTTTCGAAAAAGCATTAAATTGTTGCATGAAATATGAAGTTGGCGGCTTTTGGAACCTCGAGACGCCAGGCGTTCGAGAAGGCTTAATCAAGACCGCTGCCCAACGCAAGGCTGTAGGCTACACAAATGATCCAGATGATCGAGGTGGTGAAACAAAATTTGGCGTAGCTAAAGCCGCTAACCCAGACCTCGACATCACCAACCTCGATTGGGAAGGTGCGAAGCGCGTCTACATGAAACGTTACTGGCTGCCTGGTGACTGTCAAGACTTACCCGTTCGACTAGCATTAATGCACTTCGACGGTTGCGTTCAGCATGGTGTTGGCAAGGCTGCAACGTTCTTACAATGCGCTGTCGGTGCGACTGTTGACGGCGACGTAGGACCGGCTACGATCGAAAAGGTCAAAACGGTGGATGAGCTTGTTACTGTCGATAAAATCGGTGAGCTGAGGGCTGCTTTCTACCGTCAGATTGTGGAGTTGAACCCCTCACAAGCCAAGTATTTGAACGGTTGGTTGCGTAGAATTGACGAAACCAAAGCATTCATTCATAGCATCTCAGTTTGAGGATTCTTTGGCGTTTGCCGCCTTAGCATCCTTCAAGTACTTGATGTACAGCTCTCGAATCTGACGAATCTTGAGCTCGAGCGCCAACGTACGCTCTTCAGAGTCGAGCAGCCACCTGGCAACCGCCTTGTCGTCCGATTTGAGGACCTCAGGAGCGAGGTTCGGCACCGGGTCAGGGATTTCTAGCAGCTCGCGCGGAATCGGCGTTACAATGCGCTCAACCTTAACAAGCGTTCTGGTCTCAGGTGCAACTGGAGCTGTAGCTCCGCAAGCTGTCAGCATGATGACAGCTAACATTAGGATGAGAGCTTTCATTGTACGGCCTCCAGCTTCTTGTTGATTGCAGCTTGCTCAACTCGTGACTGCTGAATCGTTGTCACAGCATCCACAATGTTCTGAGGTACAGGCACGCTAGGCAGCTTCGTGTTAGCAAAGCGTCGTTTAGCTTCTTCAAGAGTAATGCGCGCATGTGACAGGTCACCTGCTAAATTCT